ACTGAGCTACTGAGTACTTCTTACCTGCTTCGTTATTACCTTGCTTAGTAAGGTAGGCATTGTTATATGTATCTCTATATCTTAGTCTAGACATATCCTCTAACAAACCTACCTTTTCAAGCTGGTCGCTAGTGAAATATAAAATTGAAGTCAATTCAAGGAAATGCTTTTGAATAGTAGGTACATCAAAGTTAAGGTTATATTGCCTAACTCTAGACATATAGGTCTTAATCTCATTAACCTTATTATCTAAATCAGATGAATACTTATCAATAATTGGCTGGCCTATTTCTCTGAAGTACTTAAGGTTATCCTCAAGGGACTCAGCTTGTTTCAATAATTCTTCACCATTAAGTTCCAACATATCCTCTTGACTCACTTTCAACTTTCATCTTTTTTATCGCATCTCTGACATCATTTTCATGTTCAATTAACTCATATAAAGTACACAAAGGCTCATAATTAAATAAGTTATAATCAATTGAGTCTAAGAATATTTTAGCTTTAACTAAATCTTTGTAATGTGGCATTTTCATATTAGCTCCTATAGTAATTTACTAAATAACTATAGTCTGTTTCCATGAACGTCCTTAATTTTTTAGAAGGTAATTCAAGGCATTCATAGTCATCAACCATTTTTATATTAAATGATTTTTTATCTTCCTGTTTTAATCTTTCAAATGTTTTAATTGGTACTCAAAATACCTTGTCATGGTCTTTCATCCATAGTACTACGCCAGCATGAACTCCATCAATATCTTTATATTCAACAAGTTTTTCATATTGTCTAAAGGCACTAAAGGGAAATGTATTTCCTAAATGTTCTTTACACTCAATGAGGAATATATCGGGTTTTTGATAAGCTATAAAGTCGCAAGGGTTACTTGAACCTCTATAACCAGACATCTGGTCATTTAGTCTATAGATGAAAGACCTAGGTACTGTTTTTATTCAATCTTCTCTAAATCTATCTTCGAATTTTTTACCAACGCTAGCCATTAATTAACTCGTACCTCTGGAATAATATCAGATACACCCTGCTTCTTAATTACTACTGCTCTGTTATCACCAAAGCACATTGTAACATACTGGTCAATACATCCATCCAGGATAAGTCGTAAATTCTTAAGGTCAAGAATAAGGTGATACTGTTCAACCTGATTAGTATTTCCCGCCGTAGTTACAGATTCTGTGCTGTTGTTATTGAAGTCCTTAATAGTGATGATACTATTATTAATTTCAATATTTCCATAGGTCTTATTTTCATCATTAAATAAAATAATTCTATTTAAAGCCTGAAGTAATAAACCTCTATCTACTACCAATGTATGAGGGTAAGACTTATTAGCCATACCCCTAATGGCCTCTACTGGTACAGATGAAATTAAGCTTGAGTCAGAAAGCTTAGCAATAAGTGATACTTTATTCGTAGTAAACTTAACATTAGTCTGCACAATTGTATCTGAAATAGGTAACTGACCCATTTCAAATTTTACTGTGTTGTCAGACTTAAATAACTTGAATAACTTTACTACCTTATCTGACAGTAACATTTTTATCTGATTAGGTAAAGAGAATGAGGTAACACAAGCTCCTGAAGTAAATGTGATGGCCCCTAGTTCATCAACATAATAATACTTCTGAACATCTCTAACTGGGATACCTCTAAGTAATTCCTTACTGTTGTTAGCAAGAATACTTAAAAGAATATCACTACTAATTTCCATTTCATTAGTAACTGTTCCTAAATCAATAGTTGGTAAAGACAACATTTCATTACCATTAAAGATTAAAGGCATAACATAATTACCATTAGCCTTAACCTTTAACTTATTACCCTCCGTAGATAATTCAAGTGTCTCTGTTGTAATTTTACTAATCAAAGATAAGAAGGTTTTAGCATTAACAGAAGCCTTAAAGTTCTCGGCTGTTTCCAAATTAAACTTAACAGTAACATAATATTCTCTATTTGTTATATTGAGGTTTAGTGTATCACCATTAGCAACTAACTCCAAGGTTTCGTTGAATAGTGATACATCTTTATTGTCAATAGCAAATAAAATATTTTGACAAGCTTCTTTAAACTCTAATGTTTTTAAAATCATTATTATTCCTCCAACTTCCTGTAGGTTACACCACATTTATCTAAGAGATACTTTGACATCTCCCAAATCTCAGTCCTGTGATATTCCTCTAAATATACTACTTCCTTAATACCTACTTGAATAAGAGCTAAGGCACAATTGTTACAAGGTGATACTGTTACATATATGGTAGCTCCATCAAGGTTACTAAGGTCTCCTCGATAGTTCAGTATTGAATTAAGTTCAGAATGACACATGTAGGAAATCTTCTGTTCCTTTAACGGGAGTGAAGTATCTCTACCTGTTGGTACCAATTCATCTGGAAATTTTCTCGGAGCACCATTCCAGCCTAATGATAAAATATGGCCATCCTTAACTATACATGAACCAACTTTTGTATGTGGGTCTTTGCTTTGAGTAGCTGCCTCTTTGGCTAAAGCCATGTAATAAGAGTCTTTATTTCTCACTACTTATCTCCACTACTGCCAAATGCACCAGAGCCTCGTTCATCACCCAATTCCTTTACAAACTCTGCATAAATAACAGGTCTTACAACTAGCTGGCCAATTTTAGTTCCCTTTTCAATTCTGAAAGGATTGTCAGTAGTATTATAAAGGATTGCGTGAATTTCTCCACGATAGCCTGCATCTACAGGAGCATTGCTAGCCCAAATACCCTTCTGGGATAAACCCGACTTGCAATGTACTACAATATCATAGCCATCAGGTAATTCAACACCAACTCCTGTTGGTACTGCTACTACAGAATGAGCAAAGATAACTACATCTTTTGCTGCAAAGACATCAGCCCCTGAGTCATTGTAGTGGGCTCTTTTAGGGGCTTTAAAATTATCAAACTTAATTAACTTTACTTTCATCTATCTTTTTATTTCTCCATAATTATCAATATATTTTCCATCCGGGTCAGTAAAGATTCTGATATTGCTATCTTTATGCTTCTTAACTCTCTTGCCCGGATTTGTCATCCAATTGTGATGATAGTTGTCAACTACTTCTTTTACAACCTTAGTTGGTACTATGTGAAGCTGGTCCATTAAGTCAATTAAGACATAAACGTAATGTTCAGTTTCTGATAATCTATCAGAAATGGTAGAACTAAATAACCAATGTCCGTACTCGCTTTCACAGTCGATTGAAGCTTTACTAATTTTTAAATACTTCTCAACTCTTTCACCATCTGAGAATGTTGCTACTCTGAAGATATTATCCTTGACTGTTTCCAGATGATAAATCTTATTCTCTCTTAATTTTACGATTAACTTTGAAAGGTCCTTTGATGTTAAATTTCTACTAGCCATATTTACCTCCTAATTATTTTACAATTATATTATATGAGATATTAGGAGATAATTAAACTAAAAAAGATTATTTTCTATTCCTTCAAATATCTTTAGACTCTCTATTGGAATTGAAGGTAACTTCTCTGCTCTTTTCTTTAGCTTTTGTTTTCTGGCTACGGTATGATAGTTGCTGAGCCGAGCCCCATCACCATAATACTTATTCCAAAGCTCTTTGACATGATTAGTAGCAAAATTATCTTCAGTGAATTCATCTAAAGTAAAATAGCCACCTATTAACTCGGTTAAGAATTCAACTCTGAAGAATAACTTAGGAAAGTGGAAAACTATCTTACTGAGTCCTAAGTTAGGTAATTCAGTAAACATCCTATTTAAAAGGATAAGGTCTACCCGGAATTTTTTAACACAATCTGTTATTCGGTAAAATATATCTACCTTTTCCCAAGGTACCTTTGTACTATCTCGTGAAAAGACTAAAGCTATAATACAAGCATCTTTTCCTTCATCATGTATCTTAAAGTTAAAAGTACAGGTTTTAGTATTATTATCACTTAGCTTTTCTCTTAGCCTGGAATATCTATACACATCAACATACTTATTTATTAAGGTATTCCACTTAGCCATAGTGTAGTTTAGAATAGACATGTCAATACTACAATCAAAGCTAGGAGTCTCAATAATAACATCATTCATATAGTAAGTACTGCCAGATTTTATTAGCTCTGACTCGTACTTACTATATTCATTGAGGGGTAGCCTACTTAGGCTGTGATATAAATCATCAAAATCTGCATATTTTAAATAAACCATCTTAGAATAAAATCCAGTCTTTGAGGTTCCAGTGGAATGCGTGTAAAGAACCTGCCAGATAAGTTAAGCTTCCTACCTTTAAGTCAGGATAAGTATCTTTTAATTCATTAACAACATATTCCATCATACCTGAGGCCACTACTAAGTCTATAACACAATGACCTAAGAAGTCATTTGACCTCATGTGATAAATACAATGCAGATGATTATTTCTAATTAAGAATTGATAGTTAAGTGAGCAAGGAATTCTATTTCCTCCACCTAACTTCTTAGGGTCCATATCAATATCAGGATTCCAAACTGATAATACAGCCTGTCTTGTTCCTGAGTCATTTTTTAAACAATTAATTACAGCTCTAAACTGGTCATTAGTCCATAACCTTTCAGCATACTGATATGAAAACTTTTCATTACTTTCAAGGAACTGATTCCACATATCAGCTCTAATTTTGTAAGAATTTCCAGGATTTAAAGGTTCACCCGAAGTCCTATCCTTAATCTCCTGTTCACAATATTTTACAATCTTGGCTGTTTCGGCATCATCTCTAAAAATATATTTAATAGCCTTTTCTCTGTCTAATAAAGGTTTATCGACAACAAAATTTACACCAACTAATTCTTTAACAAATCTATCTTCACCTGTCAGCTTCTTGTCTTGGTAAGACTCACATTCAACTGATATTCCTCTTACCTTTAAATCTCTGGCTGTTTCATCCATTGCATCATAGATTGTTTTAAATATTCTTGCCATTCTAGTACCCCGTTTCTATTCTATAAAGGTTAACCTGATATTTCTTCCAAAACATTTCGAAGACGTCATCAGGGCTTAAGCATAAGCTATTCATGAACTTCCAATAAGTTACCCATAATTCTTCAAGCCTTTCATCAAAGTCAACTAAAGATACCAGGAAGTTGGCCTGCCGCCAAGGTCTATTTTTTAATAAGTTACATAAATAACCAACCTTTTCAACTATTGGATAAGCCCTCATTGAAAAGTTATATAATGTATCTATTTTAGTTTTCTTGTACCCTAATTTATATCTCTTTAATATTTTATCAGGGTCAGGTAACTTTTTAAAGTCAACACCCAACATCACATAGGCAGATAAGAAGAAGTTTAAAGCATCTCCTATTTCTTCCCAGAAATGTTCTTCAGGTTCAGGAATTGAAATTGAGGCTTCCGTTAGTTCTTCGATAAACCTAATCTGAAGCATATCCTTAAACTTCATCTGGTCTACTGAACAGTCGATTGAGAAGTCATAGTCATCCCAGTTTTCAATACCTTCTAATGTCTCGTATTTGATAAACTGTTCTTTTGCCCGTTTGTATAATTCATCGAAGGACTTTATTTCACCATTATACTTAATATCACTAGTGTTCATTTAACTCCTTCTTACATTTATCAATTAACTTTACTACCTTTAACTTAAGGTCTTGGATATCACCATAGTCTAAAGCTTCACTACCCATAATTGACATATCGGTAAGCTTATCTCTATAACAAATGAGACTTTCCATAATAATTAACTTATCTTCCTTAGTCATTTAGTAACTCCTTATAATTATCACATTTAAAATTATACTCTTTGACTTTATATCCCATCTTCCTAAGAGCAACGGCTATTTCATTATACATACTAATAATTGTTAAAGCATTGTCCTTGATACCAGGATATTGTTCTCTCTCACCCCAATTAAGAATTGTAAATAAGCCAGGATTGCAGTAAATAAATAAATCTACTTTATTCAAATATTGGTCAATATCTAAACCTGTAAACTTATTATAACCTCTTAACAATGGTCCATAAACCATTTCCTCAATAACTGGAAATCTATCGAATATTCTGGTATGTCTGCTACCTTTTGGTACCAAACTCTCATTCATATAATCAATCATTTCCTCTACAGTTACAGGACCTGGAGTATGTCTTGTGTCAGCAGTGAAATCAACATCTTCATTCAATAAACTAACAAGCTGTGAACATAAAGTAGATTTACCGCTATTATCACATCCAAATACTACAATGTTATTCATTGAGCTACCTCCTCATTATAATTATAAGGCATTAATCATTATAAGTAAACTAAACATCCTCATTATTATTTTCTAAAATTAATTTAACCTGTTCCTTGGTAAACTCACAATTGTTTTCCCAAACTTCATTGAAGGCTTCTTCTTCTGTCTTACCTTCCTTGATAGCTTCGTCATATTCATCTCTAATATGCTGGCCTGTTACGTCCAAATACCACCTGCTCCAGTCATCGCCATCACATTTCATCGGTAACTTAAATTCTGGCTTACCAGCATTACACATCAGGTAGAACATTCTCTTCTTGGCTTCCTCTATATAATACAATGGAGCTTCACCAATTAACTCATCGTGAACTGGAATTAATAAATGGAAGTCCAAATCATTTAACTCTTTATCAAAATGAATATTCCTCATTGCAATCTTGGTCATTGTTGCAGCACCACCTTGGATAGGGCTATTCTGGCTTTGTCTTTCAGCTGTAGCAATATAACCAGTATTACTCTTAATTTTTACATTCTCATATTCAGCCTTTTTAATAATTGATTCTCTATCTGATTGAGACCTACACTTATCTAATAATTCGGTATACTTCTTAATTAAAGATGAATTGAGTTCAACTGTTCTTGTCTTTGTATCTAAAAGTGGGTTAAACTTTTCTTCTCCAGACATTGGCGAGAATTCATATTTTGGAAGTGAAGCATCAGGAAGTCTTCTTCTTCTACCCCAAATATCTTCAACATAACCAACCTCATGTGCCTGCTTATGCATCCTTTCAACCCAATCCTTAGCACCTGGATAGCTGTTAAAGAATGTATCAACAATCTGTTTAGCTTCCTGTCTATCTTCTTTAGTTACCGGGCCTGGGTGAGATTTAATCTGTTCAGCAATTGAAGTATTTCCTCTACCATACATCAAACCAAGAACAATACTCTTTGACTTAGTTCTTCTGGCTTTACCTTCAAGGTTAAATGTCCCATCAGGTCTAAATTCACAGCATTCTTCATAAGGCATATTATAAACCTTTGAGGCAACTTCTGAATATAAGTCTTTACCATTCATCAATGAAGTTAAAAGTATCTCATCTCCACATGTCTGAGCAAATACCTTTACTTCTTGCCGCGAGAAGTCAGCTCCACATAACTGGTAACGTTTCCTGGTCTTAACTGGGAATTGAACATTAGTTGCATCCTTCTTCCATATCCACTTATCACCAATTAACAATTCTTCTGGGTCAGTGATTTCATCCATATTATTTCTTTCATAATATTCAACAGTTGGCGTAATCATACATCTTACTGAAGTGATATTACCTCTCCGTGGTATGTTCTGGAAGTTAGGGTCAGTTGAACTAAATCTACCTGTTACAACATTATCATCTTCTCTGCCTAACTGATTAAACTTAGGATGAAGTCTATGGTCTCTTGGATTTGCTAATAAAGGTAGAGCATCAATATAAGTTCCCAAATACTTATCATACTCTCTCTTTTTTAAGATTAATGGAATTAATGGTAATTGGTCTTTAATAGTTAATAATGTTGCTTCATCAACTGGCTTCTTACCATCACTACCAACCTTTAACACTTTTAATACATCATATAAAAATATACCTAGCTGAGATGCTGAAGTTACTTCTACAGGGTCATCCAACCGCTCAGACAATGATTTACCATTAAGATTATAACTTCCTTTGTTATCTTTATATGGGAACTTTTTATAATAAGCCTCTTCGCCATGCTTTGACCAATAAGCTTCAGTACCATAAACTTTCTTCTTGTTATTAGCCTCAGGAGACAATCTCCATTCTTGGATAATATCTTTATATTTGTTTAATTCTTCACTAATTGAAGCCTCAACTACATCTAACTTTTTATGGAATTTATCACTTAATCTCTGAGCGAACTCTTTGTCAAGACCAACACCTCTCATTTGCATTTCTGCTGTAACTGTTGTTACTGGCATTTCAATGTTCTTAAAGAGATTATATAACTTTTCATTGCCCTTCTTCTCAAACTGCTTTTTCTGATATAAATATAACTCATAAGTCATATAGGCATCTGTTGCAGCATATAAGGAGAATAATTCACAAGGATATTTATCCAAATTATTTAAGTCAAATAATTTATCAATATCATATTTTTCTTGTTCAGGGTTAATCTTGTCTTTGTACTGATACTTTAAACCTGCAGGTTCATTTTCATCTAACAGCTGTGAACCTATCATCGTATCCCAAGTAATCGGTACTCTTATACCACAAGTATAATAAATGACCATATAGTCAAACTTACCATTCTGGAAAATGTTGTCTGTCTTGGCTTCTACTATTCTGGCCATTTCATTATGAACATCATTTTCTGTTAATTGATTAGGTAATCGTTCATCTGTTTTATAGTCTACGTGATTAATTGGAATGTAAGCGTTTTTCTGTCCTGGAGTATACAAACACAAACCAGCTATCTTACATGTTAATGGGTCAGTAGCTGCCTTAGCTATATCTTTTCTGGTACCAATTGTTTCTGTGTCTATTGAAATAACACCATTATTGATTGCTGCTGAAATATAATCATGGAAAACATTCTTATCATATATACAAACTGTGTCTTTACCATAATTACCTAAGATTCTTTTAACCTCTGCCTCTACTACTGGTAACTTATCTTCAAATGATACTGTCTTAGAACTAACTAACTTTTCTACAGTTACCTGCTTAACTACTTTAGGCTTCTTGAGTTTATTAATAATCTTTTCTGTCTTTTCTTTTTCTTCTTTGGTAAGGTCAAATTCCTTACCCCATAAACTCTCCATGATAATAATGCATCACTCCTTTTTTATATTATAAACTATATTGACAATAAACTAAACTAAAAAGAGAGTTTTTTAGACTCTCTTTCTAGTGGGGTGTCTTACCCCTGAATCGTTTTCCCCTAGTACTTGATTAATAAGTATATGTTTAAACCAAAGGTGAAAGCTATAAGTGCCAATAACGGTGTGGATTGAATTGTGAATGTCGTCAATATGAGCATCTGGGTACTAGCCGTTGCCTTAAGTAAACTTTCAGTCTTTGAATTTAATCTTCTCTTCATGTTTCGTTCCTCTTTACCTCTTTTTATTTACATTATAATTATAAACGAAACACTATAGGGAAGTAAACTAATTACCAAGTAACTTTTCTAGGAGTAGTACTGGTAGTATAAGTTGGAGTAGGTTCCTGCACTACAGGCTTATCTTCTACTGGAGTTGATAATTCTAATGGAGCACCAACCATACCAGCTAATTCATCGTAACTCTTATCTAGTACTGCCCAGCTACCTACAATCTTATAATCCTTGAAAGCTTCAAAATCCTTCGGGTAAGAGTGAGAATTATAAACTGTAGGGTTGGCAAACATGATTGAGTAAGTGGTATCTAATCCTGCGCCGGTTCTCTTTACTTTAAAGACACAATCTGAAATATCACCATATTCAACAAAGAAGTTGTTGAGGATATTTACATAACTTGACTGGCCATTTGCTGGTCTATCCCAAAGTCTAGGAGTAACCTTAATTTCTCCATTTTCATCACGAGTGTATTCTAATAATCTAATAAATACTCTCTGCTTTAATGGAATGTTAGCAGCACATAATGGGCACTTTTCAATAGGCTCATTAAAGTTTCTGATGCAATTTACATTTCTTCTCTTATTATCAATGTTCATCTGGTGGACAGAGATAATGTCGTTGTAAATTTCTTCAGGTGATGAATAAGCAAATCTAACTACTGTTTCTTCGCCATCTCTTAAGCTAAAGAATGGTGTAACACGCTTGCTGTCATCAAAGGGCATTGCCTGGCGGTTAGCCTTCTGCTGCTGCATCTTAATAAAATCTTCTCTTGAAATATACGCCATAATTTCCTCCTTCTAATAAAACTAATGTTTATGTATGAGTATATTTATTTCTTCCTCATTTAAATCGTTAATATCTTTACCTCGAGGAAGTTGAATAACATCTGTAATTGAGTTTTTATTTATATTCTTCAAGAAATTCTTGATTCCTTTATCACCGGCTTCATCACCATCAAAACATAAATGGTAGAATAAAATACCTGACTTATTTAAAAGGTCATATTGGTAATGAGACCCTGTACCTAATAAAGCTATTGCTGGATATCCCAAAGACCATAAATATAATGCGTTGATTTGAGATTCACAAACATATACTTCTTTAATGTTGTTATCAATAATATAATACAAAAGATAAATCGGTTTGTAAACTACCTTCGGTAATTCATACTTTTTATACTCTGTATTTCTTTTAGTTAACCCAACTAAGTTACCCTTTTCATCTCTTAATGGAAAGATGACTTGCTTCTTATTAGGGTCATATTTTATCTCAAACTTATCAATTATTTCATTGGATATTTTTCTTTTATTAAGGTAGTCGTAAGACACTGTATAGTTCTCTAATAAACTGTCGTCTAAGATAGTATTACCCCGGATATTTCTATCAAATTCAATGGGTTCAAGTTCTACATTAGATTTTATATAAGTATCACCAAACCTGTCTAAAATCCATTGTTCGCCCCATGATTTTGATTCATTAAAACACTCACCAATAAGCTTACCAATACTACCTGATTCTTTACAAGTGAAGCAATAAAATGTTCCTTTTGGTACTTTGATAGATTCATTATCACCATCATAAATTGTACATGAAGCATGTCTCTCATGGCCATTTTTATGGTAAGGACAAGTTACCCAAATATGGTCTCCTTTCCTTACTATCTGGTCAAATAACCCACTAGAAGATTCTCTCCTAGCTGTTTCTAAAATGGTCATAAGGTCAGTTGATATTAATCTATCTCTAATTACCAATTCCACTAGAACGCCTCCTCACCTTTATCATAATTTGAGTTTTCTTCTTCAGGTTCTTCATCATCTGGAACATAGATAAATGTACCGTTATCAAAGTTTACACTATAAGTTAATACATATTTCTTACAGCCATCTCTAGCCTTAGCTATATTCATTTTCAGGATATTATCTTCTTTTGTTAAGAATAATACTTCAGTAGCATCCTGTCCAATTCTATCTGATAAACTAAGGTTCTGAGTACCAGCTAATTCACCTGATTCAAGTGAAGTTCTATTCTGTTGTGATGCTACCACAATTGGAATATGTTTCTGCACCTGTAAGTTCTTTAAAGCTTTACTAATATCAGCTGCCTGTTCATAAGACACTCTTGATTTTGAAGTACTATCCAATAAACTTAACTGGTCAACGAAGAGAATGTCCAAATCATATTTTTCTACGAAGTTCCTTAATACATCTACTGTCATTTTATTATCACTAACCATGTCTCTAGTTAAGATATAAAACTTACCTTTTTGTGATGAAGCTAAACCATCAAGGAATCGTTTATATTTATTTGCTATTTCAATATTTCCATGAGTGATTGCTCCATTAGAAATATTAGATACTAACGTATCATATCTGCCAGCTATTTTATCAACGGTCATCTCACCTTCATATAAACCAACTCGTAAACCTTTAGCTACTGCTGCTGTAGCAAATTTAATCATTACTAAAGTTTTACCAATACCTGCTCTAGCTGAAATAACAAAGTAAGCATTCTTTCTATCAATTCCACCACCTAATGAGTCATCAAGTTCTGGAAAACCTGTAGACACATAGAACTGGTCAAAGTTATTACACTTTGCAATATATGAATCATATCTTGAAATATCAGATAAGATTTCTACTGCTTCCAAATGTTTGTTATTTGATACCTGAATAGATGATGAGCTATATAAGTTCATTGCCTCATCAGTCTTACCTGCCATTAATAATTCACGAATTTTATTAAAAGTGTTAGCTAGGAAAGATTCATTCTTAGTTCTATATAATTCAGTTAATAAATAGTCTTCTGATTCTCTTACCTGAATAATTTCAAAATCAGGGAAGTTATTCAAGAAGGTTGCCTGGTCAGGTACTGTACCATATTTCTGATAGTGATTAAAGATGAAATTAAATTCCTTTTTCAGATTAGGAAAATAATCAGCATTTAAGTTATTATCGATAATAAAACCAATATTACCAGAAGACAGTATTAAGTTTAAAATCTGTAATTGTACTAACATTAAAATTCCGCCTTCCTATGGTCTCCGTCTTTTATTTCTTTAATATAACTATATTTCACTATTCTACTAAATAATTTAATATCCATTGAAGTTTCCATCTTAGGTGGTAATTCATTTGTTGTATAAATACAAGACAACATATTTGCAGTCCTGTAATCTATCCAATAAAATAAATTGTTATTTTCAAAGCTGGTTAATCTTTTATCAGCTATATCATCAAATACTACCAACTTAGCTGTCTTTAATGCTTTTTCAATTTTTTTAACTTTTTCTGATAGTTCAGGGTCATCCATAGCCATTCTTTTATCGTTTAAAAAGCTATTAATATTAATGAATAATGCCGGGGTATTGTTTGGCCAAGCTCTATCTGATACATTTTCTAAATAAGACTTGAGTATTTTTGTTGCCCATGTAGTTTTACCATTACCTGGGCTATCAGAACATATTAATAAATTATTTCCACCTTTAACAAATTCTACTACATTTTCTTTAATATTTTTTAATTCGTCAAATACTTTTTTATCTTTCTTTGATGGTAAAAGGTCAATATCTACCAAATACCTCTTTGGTATTAATGAATTTTTTAAATACAATTTATATAAATCTTCATTCATATACTCACCTACCTAATTATTATAACCAAAATAGTTAAAATTCTAAACTAATAAACTTCATCCGCTACATCAGTATCTACAGGTCTAGACACCGAATTTCCATACGTAGCTTTTGGGTTAGAATTGGCTTCTGTTATATATCTATCAAAATTATGTCCAAATAATATCTTAGGGTCAATCATTGTACTACTAACTGTTCCACTAGAAAATATATAAGGCTTAGCACCCCATACTTTCCATTTGTAGTCTATCACTTTTATGAGGTCTTCAACCTCGTATCCCTGTCTAAGAAGTTTTTTAATACCTTTTTGATTATTAGGGTCTAAGATGTTATAACCCTTATTCGACTTTTCATTGAGATAACTTAATATATCTTTAGCTTTATT